ATGCTTTGGGGTCATTTAAGTCTTGACCTTGAAATGTAAAATTTTGGGCTTTTGAAATTTCTTGTAATCCTAATCGTTCAAATTTCAGTGCTATATCCCATATACTATTCCCATCTAGCGAATAAACGCTTGTATCTAAATATCTACTCATATATATAATATATAACATTTTAATTTATATCTTAATATAATAATATAATGGATTATTTTGTTACCAACGGAGACCTATCAGCTATTTTCAAAAATTGTAAAATAATAAAGTATGCCGACTTAGATAATTATGATGACATCTATATGTTATTACCAAATCGAATTGACTTTTGCTTTATTCTAACTGAATCTGAGACAAATAGTGGTCATTGGACATTATTGATTAGAGATGATAATAATTTCCAGTATTATGATTCATACGGTGTATCCCCTAAAAATATATTAGACTATATACCATCGTTCAAAAATAAACAACTAGGTAATAATTATTCAGAAGACTTAGGTAAAATGATAAAAAGCATAAAACCAACTGACAAATTTACATATAATAAAACCAAATTTCAGAAAGATGCACCTAATATAAATACTTGTGGTCGTTGGTGTATAGCTAGACTCAGTTTATATTTATCTGATGACTTAGATTTAAATGAATTTACCAAACTTATAAAGACAAAAGTAAAACAACTTAAAATGACAAACGATGAATTTATTACATTTTTAGTAACTGTAAATTAATATTTAAATATTTAATAAAATCTCATATTCTATATATGTCTAATAATTATGTGTATTACACAGCATTAATAAATAATGACGGTTCATCAGTACCTGCTTATGAATCTGAAGTTGAGCCGGATTTTGTATTCATGGAAAATAGAAAAGTAGCATTATTACCTAACCCAGAAGAATACATGGTAGCCGTTCAATCGTGTATGATTGATTTAAAAACATTACCAGTTTTTATTCCAACAATTAAATATAATACGAATCCAACTGATACACAAAAAACTGAAACAATTTATGAAATCACTTTAGAATATGACGGTTATATTGCAACAAGTCCCATATACTTTGAACCACAAGATGAAACATTAACATTACCGAATTTTGTAAATGGTGGTAAAGCTAATTATAAAAGTGGTTTCTATAATTTATATAATTACGAATTCTTCTTCACAATGGTAAATACAGCTATACGAACAACTTTTCTTAAATTAATTGATGTTATCAAAATTTATTATGGTGGAACACTGCCAACTGATTTTTCAGATTTATCAACTAATGAAAATTATGAAATCCCTTATTTTATTTTTGATAAAGAAAGTTCTCTCATATTTCTGAATTCTCCTAAATCTACTTTTTCTGATTCAAATTCAAACCATGTCAATATTATGTTAAATCGTGCTTTATACAGACTTTTTAATAGCTTACCTTTTAAATTACAGAATAAAACCTTTAATACATTAGATGAAACTACACAAATCACAACAACTAAAACATTATTTAAATTAAACTTGAGTAATTTCAAACAAGCCAATGAGGTTGAGATATACCCGCACTTAAGCAATGGGTCTTCTGGATTAATTAAAAAAACACATATTTTAATATATCAAGACTATGAAACTCTCAGTACGTGGAGTCCCATTGAAAGTATTGTTATTGTCAGTCCGAATTTTCCGATACAATCACATGCAGTAAGTGCAGATTTAGATTATATTAATGGTTTCCCAACAGTAATTGGTGATGTAAGATACGAATCTGAAATTTTAGAAATATCAACAAACTCACCAGTTCCATCTATAATATACGAACCAAAACAATATAGATTTATGCATATGAAACAAACTGATAGCGGTTTGACAAATATTATATTTAAGGTTTATTATCGTTTTAAAAATGATGGTTCTCTAATTCAAGTTAAAGCAAATTTAGGTGGAAGTCTTAGTTTAAAATTAATGTTTAGAAAAATCAAATAAATTAATTAAAATCTCAATAATATATATATAAATGTCTGAATTATCCACAGTGTTAATTAGTGATAGTCGTTATGCTGATATTACATCGTCTGTAACCATCGGTGTAAAAGACGGACCAGCAAGTGTAATCCATCAAAAGTATCAAACGAACAGCAACTCAACATCCTCAACTTTATTTAATATCAATGTGCCCTCTGAGAATACACTGATAGATAGAAATTTACATGTTGAAGGAACACTAAGTTGTTATTATGAAACAACCGTTGCATCAGATGACAGTATTACATTTAAAATAGTACCATCCGCATTTCCAATGAATCAGGCTTTACAAAGTGCCACAATTACTCTGAATAATGCAAAAACATCAGTGCAAACCCAAGATGTCCTACAAGTGTATCTTAAGCAATTCGACCAAAAATTTTTAAGCAAACATTGTCAAATGACCCCTTCATATGTAGATAAATATTATGGAAAAGTAATAGATGCAGCAACAAATGACGGATCTGGTTCATATATGAGTGGCATAGAATCAGCAGAGAAAGATTCGGATACAGTAGGAAGATTTAATGAAAATTTTTCAGTCATAGTATCTGTAAATGATATTGTACTTAATGATGACGAGGGTGAATATACAGTTACTAATGATAGTGCCGTAGCTGTAATCGTAAAAGTTAAATGCAGTGTAATTGTGTCAGAACCACTTCTCGGATTGCCTACAGCAGAAATGAAAGAGGGTGAGAGCAATTATTTAGGCATCAACAATTTAGAATTATTCCTACAATGGAATGACATGAGAAACTGTTTCTATATTAGTGGTAGTAGTTTATGGAAATCGTATGCAGGGGACTATGAAAATAGATTAGTATTAAATGAATCTGCAAGACTAAATTTAAAATACATGAGTCTTCATGCAAGCCAATACAGTAAATTAAATTCTAGAAATGTATTACCATATGATGAAATGGTATGCTATAAACGACTATTTACTGGTTCTGATGCAACTACTCAAATGGTAACGGATGTAATTTCAATGACTCAAATCCCCGGGTATATTTATATGGTAGTCAGACCACAATATAACAGCATGAAAGCTCAATTTTCCAATCATCTCTGCTTTCCGATTACTGGTTTAAATATCACGTTCAATAACGTTTCTGGTCTTCTTACATCTTACAGTCAGAATGATTTATACATGATGTCTCGTAGAAATGGAAGCCAACAAACTTGGAGTGAGTTTAGAGGGCTTGTAAAAAGTAAAAATGGAGGAGAATATGCTGGTATTGGTTCTATTATTGTAATTAATCCAACCGCAGATTTGGGATTAAGTGATTATTTAAGCAGTGGTTCCCTTGGTCAATTCAGTTTCCAAGCAACTGTAACTTATGCCAACATTTTAGGTCACACATTCGGAGAACCAACAATCGTCGCGCCGGATCAATTTCAAGCAATTGAAATTGCAACAATTGTAACTTATGGCGGACTTTTAATTAATGATAAAGGTGTTTCAAGTAGTATGACTGGAATGCTTACAAAACAAGCAGTTCTTGAATCTAAATCTGGAAATAATCCAACTGTGAATTATGAAGAAATTCAAGAAATGGCCGGTGGTAATTATTCTAAAATGGGAACGACTAGAATGAGTTCTATTTTAGAGAAAATTAAAAATATGGGAAAAGGTAAAGGTAAAGAATTTATGAAAATGAATCCAACCGTGGGAGATATTCAAAATAAATTAAGCAAATATATGTAAAATGATTTATTTATAAATATATATAAGAATTTCCATTAAATTTAATATATATAGTAATATATATATAAAAGATGTTAAAAGGTTATAATGATATGAATACAAATCGACCTAATCCATTTGTTGTTGATAAAAAAATTGTTTTATCTGGAGCTGGTTGGATGGATGATGTCACGAAAGGATATAATAAAACCAAATCTGTAGTTAAAAGTAAAACTGGTCAGAAAATTAAAAAAGCTTTGGTTGAAGATGAGTCTGTGATGAAAGAATTTAACAAAGCTAAAAAGCAATTAGATGATTATACAAGTGGTGTAAGAAAAAGCAAACCGGCTAAAGCAATGTTAGATATATTAGAAAAACAGGGTGTTATTTCAAAAATTGAAGATGAATTTAAAGGAGGTGGTAATGCAAGTGGGAAGATCTCTCGACTCAAGAAGGCAAAGAAGTGGGCCAGTTTCAGTAAAGGAATTGTTGAAGATGGTATGGAATTAGGACAAAAAGGATTAGATATGATGAATAAACAAAAAGACAGACAATCACCTATGGGACAATTGAAAACTGCATTTGGAGGTAATTTAAAACGTCCCCCAAGTCCTTGGATTCAACACGTAAAAGCTTTCAGTCAAAAAAACAATATATCCTATAAGCAAGCGTTGAAAGATTCAGGACCATCATATCGTGCTATGAAAGCTAAAAATTAAATAAACTAATTAATAGAATGCTATAAACTATTCAGTTTTCAAAAAGTGGCAAAAATTAGTTTTATAGATTATCATTATAATAGATTGTATGAAAAGTAATTTTTGCCACTTTTTATTTATAGGGTGAATAGGACAAATCAATTAATTAATATTATATAAATCAAATTTATAATATCAATTATTTTTTGATGTAATTATTAAGGGCCACATCAACAGAAGTCCCCATATCTGTTGTGTCTTTCTTCAAGTTTTCAATAATACCACTATATTTATTACTGAGATACATATTTCTTAAAAGCGATGAGCCGACACTTTTACCAAAGATTTTATTTAAAATTCGAGTCATTTCTTGACTCTTAATGATATCTTCATTATAGAATGTTTTCAAGAAATGAATATTATATGTCTTATTTTTAAGCTTAGATTTTTCAGGATGATTACTTAAATATAATGATATTACTTTCATAAGTTCATCTTCAATATTAACGACAACACTATTATATTTACCTTGTGTCTTGTAATTATTAAAAATAAATTGTTGTTTATCAATATCCAGATAATTAAACTTATCATCACTCATATTATTAGATAGTTTCATTAATGAATAATCAATATTACGTCTAGGAGCGTGCATAGTATATAATGAAAGTACCATATGATTTAACAAGTTCATATAATATTCTTTGTT